ATAATCTATGCCAGCGCCACGACTTACATCGAAAGCCAAAGTCATTAACTTTTGAGATTCGGCTACTGTGCCAGTTACACGTGCCAATCTTGAAAATGCTGGTCGTAACTCATCGTCTAAAATGCCAGTCTGTGCTTCAAGTTGTGCAATAAACTTTTCTACATCTACTGCTTGATAAGCCAAGCCTAGATTCTTTAACTGGTTAGAAAGTAAAGCAGCCGCCTTCTGATCTTGTGAATAAGCCAGAATGGATGCTTTTGAATACTGGGTAATCTTTTGAACCGAAAAAGCAGCTAGAAGGGTTTTGCCAAGTTTCTTTGCTTGCTTTTCTAGAGCGCTGGTCGATGTTTCTGCTTTCTTGAATCCTTTAGAATCGAATTCAGAAGCGATGTTAATCATTACATTACTCATCGAGCCTTACTCCTTGCTTGGAATAATTGAGCAGCCTTTTCTATTGCTCTAAGTACCGCATCTTGGGTTTTGCCTTGATCTTCTTCCCATGCACGATAAATAACCTTGCCGCGTTCTTTGCCAGAACCTTTTAAAGCGCCATAGGCTTTATTATTTAAATTTTGTACGAAAATACTATTAGGGGTTTTGCGCCCTGCGGTTTCATAAATAGCACCAGCAGCAGTCTTATTAAAAATGCTGGCTAATGAGCGGAAGCCTCGACGATTGGCTTTACTTGGTGAAGTTTTGTAAGTAACACCCTTACGAGCGATTGAAGCATCGTATTCTGGGAATCTTCGGCCTTCTTTACCGCTTTTAACCCAACCGCTTATGATTTGGTCGTTAGCAGGAAGAAAAGAGCGGCTCTTGCGAACGATAGGTTTAAGAGCTGCGCCCATTTCAGCAGTTAAACCTTTACCTAAATCTGGGGAAAATTGGCGCAAAGCTTTTCTAAGCTCTATTACGCCTCTTACCTCGACTGGCATTATCTATCGCTTTCGCTCGCTCTTTATACACTTCAACTATTGCCATCAACATCCGATTGTCTAGTTCAAGCAGATATTGTGGCGCGACCCCCATTTCAACGCTTAATTTGGCGATGAAATAAGTGAGAGAGCCGCGATCTACCCTAAAGGGTCGCTCTCTAGCACCTCGACTAATTTGAGAGTTTCAACGAAGTCGATGCCGAAAGGTTTGACTGTTTCACCCGAACGTCGTAAGGCTTCCCAAGCTAACCAATAGACGTCGGATTGTTTTTCATCATCCCTAAACGCCTTATGAAAACCTTTGCCCTTTGTGGCTTCAAAAGCAAACTCAATCGCTGGTGTGATTTCGTGTTCGCTTACTGTTCCGTCAATTTTGGTTATCTTGAGTTTTGCCATTTGCCCTTATCCTTTATTTAGAATGTTCCAGTAGTTGCTACTGTGGTTGCGCCTTGTACGTTCCAAGTTACTGACTGTGTGCCGATATCGCCAACACCGCCATTGATGTCGGTGGTGTTATTGACGAGTACGTTCATTGTGTAAAGTGGATTGGTGGCTGAAACTGCTGTGCCTTTTTCCTGCAATAACTTAACTTCAACTGTAGTACCCCAAGCAGCCTGAAGGGTTGCTAGTACGTTCGCTGAAGCGGTGTCGTTTAGGAAGTCGATTGTTACTGATGATGCTTCCAAGCCTTTTACGTACTTGTGGCCTGTATCGCCCATCGCGGTTACCTCTAGCTCATCGAATGAGCGGTTTAGGGTAACGCTGGTTACGTGGTCGCTAAGATCGATTGAGTTGATCTTAAGACCGACCTTGTTATTTAAGAAAACTGCCATGTTGGCTATTCCTCGTCTTTCTTAGCGGTTGGGGTTGGTTTTGGTTCTGCGGGCTTTACCTGACCGATCTTGGCAAGAAAAGCCTCGCGCTCTTTGTCTGCATCAGCCATGTTTAGCTCCAATCTGAGAGAACGCTGATGGTTACTTCACCGCTAAGCAGGTCACCTGCTGTTGCGGTCAAGACTGCTGGTGCACTAAAAGTTCCGATTGAGTAGTTTATCGCAGATGCTTCTAGCTTTTGGACTATGCGCAAATAAAAATCTTCTATGTTGATAAGGTTGCCTTGATTGTCAAACATGGGAGCAAGAACAACTAATTTAAAATTGACCTTTGGCTTAACAGTTTTGTAATGGTCGTTGCTCGGCTCAATGTAAGGATCGCTGGGTTGTACCACGATGCTATTGGCTAGGGGAGTGGCAGGTGGGAAGGAAAACACCTGCCACGCCGTGTTATCAGCTAGCGCAGCCGCGATTGTCCCACGAAGGGTAGAGATTGCTGACATTACCCGACCTGACCGCCCGGTGCTAGATGATCCGCAAGTAGCCCACGAACGCGAGCCATAAGTGTATTACCCATGCGATACGGCGATGGTTGAAAATCTGGTGAAATACCACCTGCGTTAGAAGCTTGACGTGCCTGCCATATATCAACGGCAATCATCAAAGATGCTTCACGTACTTCATCAAGTGTTGCATAATCTGTATATGTGTCACCGTAGGCGTAGCCATACGGGATAACTTCATGTTTAGGTGCAGGCGTATTGTTATTGCCTGTGATTGCAAAAGTTACTGAATACTCAGCAGATACCGTAATGGTTTTACTACCATTAAACTTAGCACCTGCGCCTTCAATGTTGATAATTTGACCAAGATAAAATGGATGTGGATACTGAAAATAAATTGTGCCAGTTGTCGCATCATTGCTGTGAGGAAGAATAGGTGTGCGATTGTAATTTAGTTTGGCTTTGACTATGTTTTCTGCTGCTTGGCAACAATCTTCAACGGTTGCCGAAGTGTAAAGTGCACCAATCCCAAGTGCCGAACGTAATTCGGCTTCAGTAACAAATGTCGCTGGCATTGGATTCCTTTCTTAGATGTTAGCCCCAGCGCAAGGGCTGTGCGCTGGGGTAACTCGACTACTTACTACGCGAGATTGAAGCGGCGAACACCCTTGCCGGACTTGGCTATGTAAATCGCCAAATAACCGTAGAGATTGATCTCGACTTCGCCCGAAGTAAGAACATTGACGCGAAGGTTTGTCGTTGGGGATTCCCAAACGTATACAGAACCCGGTGCAACAAGAAACGCTGATTCATCAACGATTCCTGAAACTGCAATGTTGTGATCAACAATGAGATCAGTTCCAAGCACGTTTCCGCGAACGGAAGTTGGTGTGGCCTGACCAGATGCGTTGAATTGTGGAGATGCGACTGCGTAAAGTGGACGCTGTGATCCATCAACATAGGACATGATTGATGCCCATTGATCGGTGGATGCAACAAGCTTATTGGCGTAATCGCCACCAGTTCCCTTGTATGCAGCAGCAGATTCAGTTGCGATGAAGCTCTGAAGTCCAGCAGCAGTAGCAGCGACACCTGTTGCTTGTGTGCCGTTAGCAGTCCAAGCAGCGATAAGTGCGTTGTCTGTTGCCTTCTCGTAAGCCTTGCGAAGTTCGGTCATCAAAAGTTCCATGAACGCAGGTGAGCTGCGGTCAATGAGTTCAAAACTGACTCGGTTCAAACCACTAAACTTCTCGACAGTCACCGTATCGTAGGAGCTGGTCATGCCTGTTTCAGATGGTGCAGATCCTTCGTTGGTGTCTGCAACGGTTGGTGCAACGTTTGGAGTACCAGCGTTGACATAAAGACGCGGAACGGTGAATGAAAGACCGTTATCAATCAATGCAGCACGTGTAGCAGCTTCAAATGCTGGACGGCCTGTAAAGGTGTCTGTGATGAAGGTGTTTAGGTGTGGTGCAAGTGTTAGACCTGTGTTTGTTGAACTTGAGTCATCTGCTGCGCGAACGAGTTGACGAGCATTATCATCACCGAGAGCTGCCTTGATGTTAGCCTCTAGATATTGTGCGCCAGTCATCGGAGCGATGCGTGGTTGAGCATACACACGTGGTGTTGCTGCTGTAACAGTTGGGCGCGAAGCTTCCACCGCAGGGGCTTCTACTTCCGGCGCAACGGCTACGGTGTCTGGAGTGTTCTCCACGACAGCCTCGCTTTCTGTTGGTTGGGTTTCTTCTTTTGCTTCATCCGCTTCGGATGCTGCAACCTCTTGAATCTCAGCCGACTTAAATGCCGGATTAGATACCAGAGAAACTTCTACAAGTTTGGCAGCAAGTACGTGTAACACGCCGCCTGCTGGCTTACTGTCAATGACTTCTACGCCGACTGACATACCTGTTTTCAATCCTTCGGATGCTTCGATTAGTGCATCTGTGGCTTTGGTGCTTGCACTTAACTTAAATGTGCCGTACCAGCCATCTTCACTTGCTTCAATTGATTGAGCGCGACCTAGACGCACTTTGTCATTATGTTCCTCAAGGAACAATACTTTTTTTGGATCGTCTACTTGAATAGATCCACGCTCAAAGATAACTTTGCCAGCCGATGTATGACCGACTTCGCCAATAGGTGCAATCTTGCCACTTATTGTGCGGCGCGCTGTATCTGCCGCCGTGATTTCGTTACTAAACGTCAGTTTCATTGATGTTGTTTCCGTTCGGTGTTAGATCTTCCATCTCCATCGCTTGCTCAATAGAGATAAGGCCGAGATTAAGCATCTTCTCAATTACGTTAAGACGTGCCATTGCATCGCTGCGCAAGAATGTGTCATCGATTGCAAATCGCACAATGTTGCCGCGTGGTGTGATGTCGTCAAGACTTAGACGATCCTCAATGGCGGCGTAATAGGGGCGCAATGATAGGTCAACGAATTGTTTTCTTTCGTCAATGACGTTGGCATACGTCATGCTGTTATTCATCTCAGCAGACAAATACCATGCCGGGACATTCATCATTCGTGCAATTTGAGTAGCCATGAATTGCGCACTCTCATTGTAGGTCATGTCTTTAGGCGAGAATTGCGTTGTCTGGTAATCCAAAGTGCTAGTCATGTAAGCCGTTGCACGATTCTTGCGTGACTTTTCAAATGAATTGAGAATTGCTAAAGCTTCTGCCTCAGATAAATCTGCACCTGTGTTTTTGATTACGCCCGTAGGCAATGGTGTAGATACTGCAATTGATGTCGCCTTTTCAAGATCAACAGCAGCGCGTATCGTGCGCCCACCGCGCACTAGAACGCCTTCATCGCCTAACGATTGGAAGGTGATAAGTGAACCCAAACCTGACATTGGTACAGCGTTGCCGTTTACGTAGTATTGAGTAATAAACTCTGTGTAAAGATCTGTGTTGAATGTAACGCGACTATTGGGGATCCACTCGAACGACAATGGACGGCCATCAAACTCGCTGATGCTTGTTACTTGCCAAAATGCTTGGCCATAGAAGATAAGACTGTCGACAGTCCACGCGATTGTCACCGAACGTGGTTGCGCAGGTGATGGTTGTTTAATCCATGCTGGCACGTTGTCAATTTCTTCGCCTGTACTCTCACGATAAACTTCTAGCGGTGTTGATGCAATAATGCCTTTAATTAAAGAAGCTGCGCGAGCAATTGATGGCACGGACACAGCATCGGTTCTCGAAACGTTAGCTGTTGTTAATGGCGCAATCTGCCAATTTTCCGACATGATCTGCGGCGCGTTTTGCGCTTCGATTTTTGTCGGTCTGAAACGGTCTAATAGTCCCATCCTCTAAAGGATACCACACAAAAGGGACAAAGCAGGCAAATCAGACGGCAATAATTTGTGGCTTACTTTGTGGTTTGAGTAGCTGGTGGACAACCATTGCCAAACTGATTGCTGCGGAAACATCCCCGGCTGACTTCCTTCTCACAATACGCCAACCTGCGTCAGTTTCTTTAGCGGCACAGTTATTCATGGAATCCACCAGACTACTCTGTCCGATGTGAACTATGCGCCCGTTCACGATTGAATCATATAGATCCGAACACGCTTGGTAAAATACAGCCCCAGACATATCTTGGATTTTGTGACCACTTAAGGCCAGCCGTTCGGCAACGCTCATAGTCGAGTATTTATCAAAGCAAATCATTCTAGGTTTGTATTTCATCGCCCAATCGTTCACTTCCACAGCCATCTTCAGCTCGTCAATGGCAACCTGGCTTTCAAATTGAGCGATTACACCGACAGCAATTTTGCCATCATCTTGCACTTGGCCTGCCACAAGACTAGCCATCTTTTTATTCACTGATATATCCATGCCAAAAATAGTGAGTCGACCTGGCTCAATTTTGAGATCCTGAACTGTCAAATCTTCAAATGCGCGATATGGCCAAGGCGACTTTAATGCTGAAACCCATTGACAAAGGGTTTCGGTGCGACTTGCTTCAACGCTTGATGTGGCTATTGCATCGGCAATGGTTTCTTCATCGATGAGATAGCCAAGTGCCGGGTTAGCCTGATACCACGCGTTTTTGTCTGTAATTTTGGCAAAGTCATCTGCCGAATACTCCCAGTAACCCATCGTGGCAGGTGGATACGACAAAGCCCTAGATCGCAAATCATTGAGCACCGTGCTAAACGCGTCCCCTGCGTTACTAGTCATCACAATCTGGCTATTGGGACGAGCGCGCGTAACTGGCTTAGCGGCAGTCCACGATTCTTCATCTATCTCGCGTAATTCATCGATGTATAACAGGTCAGCAGTTTTTCCGCGACTGCCATCACGCGTGGCTGCCACGATTTCATACCGCGCACCAGATAACAACTCTACTGATTCCTGACCATTGGCAACGCGGATCTGTTTAACCTGCGCGGCTAGGTGTGGGTTATCTTCAATGACTTCCACGACCTTACGGAAGGTATCTAAAGCCATGCCACGATTGGATGACATAGCAACAATGTTCTTCTCACCAAAAACGAATAACCCAGCAAGGATGCGAATACGTGCTAGATGCGTCTTTCCGTTCTGCCTTGCTACCAGCAACAGATTTGTGCGCCTTTTAAACATGCCTTTGCTGTCCACTTTGAGCATGTCGGTTAAAACATATTCTTGCCACGGCAGCAGCTCTAAATTGCAGTCAGCCAAAAACTTTTTGACTTCATCAATGCGAGACTTGCCTTTAATCGGTGCGTTTTGTAAGCGCGGTTTTGTATTGCCCTTGCGCTTGCTCATTCGGTTCTAGCCCCCGATTGGTCAGGTGCGGAAAAAGGTGAGTCACTATCGATCTTGACAAAAGTGTTGGGGTTTTTGTCCGTTTTGACCCGATTTGACCCGATTGGGGAAATGTAGGCCGGA